GATTATGAAGAATTTGATGATAATTTAATAAGTCCAGAGGTTTTAGGAATAACGAAAGAACGTCGTAATAAACTCTTAATGGAAATGCAGAGAGACGGATATATAACCGGATTAATACCCTATAAAAACCTAGGTCAGCAAACAACCCATTTGCGAGAACCTTTATCAATAAACATAACGCTGAAAGGGTTGGAATATTTATCGGATAATTCAATGATGAAGAAAGCCGCAAATTTGCTTAAAGGAATAAAGGATACTGTTCCAGAGATCTAATAATTTAATAATTTAAGCACTTTCAGTTCAGCTGAAGGTGCTAATTTTATACCCAAAATAAGAAAGGATGATCGAAATGATTTCAACATTAATACTGCTTTATGCACTGGATACAGGTCAGATACCTACAGGTTGCTATATAGCTGCATGGGTTTTGGCAAGTGTTCAGGCTGTTGTCGGATTAATAAAAATGGCTACTGACATTGCTGGCCATAAGGAATAAGCGCCTTAAAAGAGGCGTTATTTTTATACCCAAAATCAAAAGTAACCCATCGTGCAGTTAACTGAAATTTAAGTTAACTTTGCCCGATATGTCCCGTGCGGTCACGCACTGCCCTGAGCAAGGCGTAAAACTGCTTAAAAATTTAAATGGAGGTGCAAAATGGGTGAGATAATGAAAACACGCAGTATTTCAGACGCACAGATACAGTTTGTATCCCTTGTGGACAAAGCGGCAAATAAGAAGTCTTTCCTTATAGCTAAATCCGAAGACGGGAAAGCGTCATTTTCCGCATACGGCAAAATCGTAAAGACGGATACCGACAGTCATTATGTGACAGGTATTGTCTACGAGCCTATGACGGAGGATTCACAGGGTGACTACATGACTGAAGAAGAAATACGCAAAGCAGCACATTGGTTTGCCAAAAACGGAGACGGTATTGACATTCAGCACAACTTTGAAAAGTTTGAAAAAGCCGAAGTTGTGGAGAACTGGATAGCCAAAGCGGATTTTGAGATCGGTAAGGAAAAAATCAAAAAGGGCACTTGGCTGATGACCGTTGAAATCACAGACCCCGATGTCTGGGCAGCAGTTGAAAAGGGCGAAATAACCGGATTTTCAATGGGCGGCACGGGTATTTACAGCGAGGATGATGTTGATCCGGACAGTCTCAGCAAATCAGAGGGCAAAAGCTTTTTCAAGAAGCTTGCTAAAATGTTTGGTTTTGAGGTCGTGGAAAAGGGAGCGTTTGCCGATAAGTATGCTGAAAGTAAGAAGCAGTCAGATTTTTATAATGCGTTCTACGACTTGCAGAATATTCTTTACAGTTATGACCCGATACTCGGAAAATACAAGTATGAAACTGAACCGGAAACGATCAAAGAATGCCTTAAGGAATTTTCCGAAACGATCGAACAGGTTCTTGCGTCTGATACGGTTCCGGTCATGAAAGCCGGAAAAACTCTCAGCGCAAAAAATATTGCAAGTCTTAAATCAATTTATGAAAGTATAGGAAAACTGCTTGAAGAAGCAGGAGAAACGGAGGAAAAGATGACAAAAGCAGAAGTAATGGATTTCATCAAAAATGAAATTCAGAAAGCCGAAAGCGGAAGCAGTAAGAATTCGGATAAGCTTGATGAAAAAACCAAGAAGTTTATTGTTGATACAATAAAGGAAGTTCTTGCCGAATCACAAAAGAATAAATCGGTTACTAAGGAAGAAGTTGCTGAAATGGTAAAAAGCGCTATGGAACCTCTGTACAAAGCAAGAGGTATAGTAACAAATCTCAACGGTGAGCCGGAGCCTGTAGGCAAAAGTGACGATCTTTTTGAGGGACTATTTGTATAAAGGAGGTACAAGAAAATGAAATCTAACAGAAATATAATCGCCAAAGCGGCAGTAGACACTTCCGCACTGGGTAACGGCGGAAGAATGAACGCCGAACAGGCAAATCAGTTCATAACATTCATGAGAGACTATTCTTCATTCCTGAAGAAAGTAAATTTTATCAAAATGACCAAAACAACCAGAGACCTTGACAGTCTTGAAGTTAATAAGCGAGCACTTCGCCGACAGGTTGAGAATGCCGATAATCCCGCAACAGGTACGGTAACTCAGAAAAGACGTTCTCTTAAAGCGATAGGCGTTGTGATGCCTTATGACGTTTCATTCCAGTACATGAAAGAAAATATTGAGGGTAAGAATGTAAACTCTACTCTTGCAAAGCTTTTTGCACAGCGGTTTGCCAATGATACCGTGGAGCTTGCCTTTTTGGGAGACGAATCCGACACAGATAACTTCATCAATATCAATGACGGCTGGATCAAGATTGCCAAAGAGGACAGCGACACTCACAAGTTTGACACAGAGGGCAGTGCAGATTATTTAAATACGGTTTTTCCCGGACTTCTTGCGGCTATGCCTAACAAATATTACAGCCTTTACACCGAGGAAGATAAATCTAAGATAAAGATTTTCTGTTCTCCGACAGTCAACAGAAAGTACAAACAGCAGCTTCAGGCAAGAAATACCGCTCTCGGTGATGCGTTGATAACAGGCGGTAAAAACGTAAGCTATGACGGATTTGAAATAGTGCCGGAAGCATTTATTCCCGACGATATTCAGATTGTTACTCCTTATGAAAATCTTATCTACGGTATTTACGGTCAGAGTCTTGAAGTATACCATGATGTTGTTCCCCGTAAAACAAGACACGAATATACTCTTCTTGCGGATTTTGATATGGAAATAAATAATCCCGATGCGCTTGTAATCGGCGGAAACTTTACAGCGCAGACCGATACGGAAAAAGGCGATACTGAGCAGACAGTTTAAAGGAGGTTTTTAAAATGCCGAGAAAAAAGGTCGATGAAAATCACAAGATAACAGAGCCGGACTTCGTTGAAGAACCGGCTGAGAGCAGTACAGAAGATACTTCCGTTTATGCTGAAGATATGTCGCCGCTGGTTGCTGAAGAACCTGATGTTGCAAAGGAAAAAGTTTTTCAAGAAAAGTCTGTTGCTGCTGATCCGAACAGCAAAGCGGTGCTGCGTCTGGCGAAGGGAGCAACATTTACATCCGGCGGAAAGGTATATAACAAGGGCGTTCTTGAGCCTGTTCCTCCGGATATAGCAGACAAGCTGATGAAAACCGGATTTTTTGAAAGAGCGTGATAACATGGCGGTCAGACCATGGGTAACTCCTCAAGAGGTGCGGGACTATACGGAAATTAAATCAGTTCAGGAAAGAAGCGATACACGTATTGCCGTTGATATTTCAAGAGCCGAGCAGTATGTAATTTCATATACAAACAATGATTTTTCCGATTATGAGGAAATACCGCAGAATGTAAAAACAGCCGTGATTCTCTTAGCCGAGACTTACGGCTATAATTCTGTCGTTTCTGCAAAGGAAGTAACGTCTGAAACCTTTGACGATTACAGCTATACTGCTGAAAACAGTATTGTCAGCTTCGATACTCTGGGTATTAAACCGCTTCTTGAGGAATTTATAAAGGTAAAACCCAAAAACGGCGTTACAATGCGGTTAAGGAGGCTATAAAATGTCATTAGAAAATCTTCTGGACCATAAATGCGATATCTATCACTTGAAAAAGTCTAAAAGTACTGTAGGATACGGTTTGCCTGATACTGTTTCTTTTAATTACGGAGACGTCCCCGATCTAAAAAATGTTACATGCCATTTCGGGGTAGAGTCTCTTGATTCGTCTGTTGAACAGAAAAATCCGCAGAATATATTAACTGAAAGGATAAAGCTTACATTGCCCATCGGTACGGATATACGCATTAATGACAAGGTAGTTGACTGTGAAACGGGATTTGAATATACAGCTGAAAGACCTAGAAATATCCGTGGTCATCACATTTTTGTATATATCAAGCGTACAAAGGAACAGGAGGCGCTTAAATAAATGTTTGAATCAGACGACATGAAACAGTTTTTCGGTAAATGTAGTTCTGCCGGAAACAGTGACTTTAAAAAGGCGCTTTCGGTATTTGTGCAGGGACTGGGACTTGAATTCCTAAGAGTAATTCAAGATGAAATAATTCGGCTTAAGGTTATAGATACAAGGCTTTTGCTGAGCAGTTTTCATATTGGAGATAACGGAAATTCAGAGCTTTCCGAAGGAGATTTGACTGTTGAAGTGGGTACAAATGT